CTGACCTGCGGAAACGCAGCGCAGTCTTGACAGTGTCAAGACCCATCCTCGAACTCGGCGCCCGCCCGCATCTCCTCGGCCGCTGCCAGCAAACCATCGGTGACATAGTCGGCCTGGTCCTCCGGCGCGGCCACCCACGAGCTGGACACCACCCGGCCGTCCCCGTCCATCCGCTGGATGCCCATCACGATCACGTAGTGGGCCAGCATGTAGCCGTCGCCGCACTGGTTGAGCACGTCCTGCAGGGCTTGGCGCAGCTTGTCAAAGGCGCTGCTGGTCATTTGATCAGTCCGGCCAGCCGGTGCAACGGGTCGAGGCGGGCGGGCCAGCGGCGCAGCAGGTGCCCGGCCAGGTAGACGACCATGACATGGGTGGCGACGGGGTGGCCGGCGCGGTAGCGGTCGGCGGCCTCGGAGAGCAGCTCCCAGTCGCGGCGGGCCATCGCCGTCACCTCGTAGGCGGCGACCACGCCGGCCAACGCCAGCCACGCCACGTCGGCGTGCTTATACCGAGCGCACAATGGACAGCCTCTCGGGCTCGATGGAGATGCGGCTGTAGCCGCCGCAGCTGGTGCAGCGGCGCATCGTGTAGGACAGGACGTTGGCGATCCAGCGGCGCGGTATCACCTCGGTGTCGTGCCCGCAGCGGTGGCAGATCGTCAGCGAGTCCGCGCCCTCGACGCGCAGCGCGGGATGGTTGGCGATGTGCGGACGTAGGAAGTCGTACAAAGCCTGCGTGGCGATGAGATCCCCGGCGCAGTAGTCGACCAGGCGCTCACGGTCCTCTACCGACTTCTGGGTGACGGCCCGCTCCATCGCGTCCCGGTCATACCGGTCGGTCTTGGCGGGCAACCCGACCATCTGGCAGAAGGCGTCGAGGCTTTTGAACGGCGCCCCGCCTTTGAACTGCTTGCGCAGCACCTTGAGGGTGTCCACGGTTTTGATAGGCGGCAGAACCGGCAGTCGGGCTTCGAGGTAGAGATCCCCGGACAGCCAGGGGATGTCAGCGCCATCCACATTATGGCCGACGATTATCTCCGCGCGGCTCATCAACCGATGCACCCGTTGGAGGAACTTGCGCCGGCCACCTTTGTCCCATTCGGCCAGCCGGATGATCTCGTCGGAGTCGTACCACTTGGCGCAGACGACCGTCGTTCGCGGGTGCCTTTCGACGGTTTCGTAATGAATGTATCGGTTCTTCAAATCCCCTCGGTCGAAATAGAACTGGCGGCTAATGCCGCAGAGCCGTTCGACGTCGAGGATTAGGATCTTGGTGGTGACGCCCGGCCGCATGGTGGCCAGGTCGTCAGCCAGTTTGCGTGCCATGGTGATACAGCAGGTGGTATTTCAGGCTGGACTCGCACGAGGTGTATCCCCAGCGTTCGGAGATGACGCGGTGCAGGGCGGCGCGGTTGTAGTGCGGCTGGGCGACATAGTCGTGGAACGCTTTCCGGTCCTCGTCGGACAGCGCGGCCACCCAGGCGCAGGTGGAGCAGGGCGGCCCGGAGGTCAGCTTGGGGCTGGAGGCCAGATCATCGGCCAGGGACACGGGAACTCCTAACGGGTTCGGCGATACCGTTCGAACCGGCTGTCGAGGTCGAGCCGGTCTTTACGCTCCTCCCGAAGCTCGTGGCGGATGTCACCCAGCTCGGACTTGACCGCGTGTATGTCGGCGCGGATGTGGCCGAGGGTGTCGCGGATCTCGTCGACGTCTTCGCGTAGCGGCGAGGTGTGCCCGTTGCTGATGGATTTGTCCATCCTGGCGAGCTGCTTGTGATTGCGCAGGCTGAGCCAGGAGGGGACGGCGACGATGAGTGACACGATGATGATCGTGGCGACGTCCATCCAGCTGTCGGGGTTGGGGATGGATTGCATGACCGGTCAGAACTTGACCTTGGCCAGCGCGTCGGCGGCCATCGGGCCGAGGACGGGGATGTCGTCGACGACGTCGGAGACGGCCACCCGCACGGCTTCGGCGGCGGCCTTGGCTGAGGCGAGCTGATCTTGGACGGCTTGGACGCCTTGGGTGACCTGAGTGACGGGGTCAGACTTGTCGAAGGTGCCGTCGTGGCGCTGCTTTGAGGTCACCACCGCGGCGGTGCCGGCCGCGCCCACACCGGCCAGGGACAGCAGGGCGGCGACGGCCGCGGAGATCGACGATGCGGCCTCGGGCGAGACGATCGACCACAACGACAGCAGCGTCAGCGCCGAGGTGGCGATAGTGCCCAGCGCATACAAACTCTGGCGGATACGGGGAGTCATCATGATGCGATGCCCTTCCATTCGCGGTACGACTGCAGCGCACCGGGGTTGACCTGTTCCAGCCGGACCAGGACGTTCTTGGCGTGGTTGACCGCCCACGCATCGCGGAACTCCCCCTTGCCGGCGGCCACACGCATCACTCGGTCGATGTCGTCGAGGCTGCCTTGGATGGCGGCGTCCTCGACGGCTTCGCGGTGGGACATGGCGTCGATCGACTGGATCAGTTGGGCCAGGGTGTAGCGGGCGCCTTCGCCGGGAGTCTTGTAGATAGAGATGCTGGGGTAGAGGCGGTCGGCCATATCGAGCCCTTCCTCGGTAGGGATGTCGCCCTCGCGGGTGATGGCGAGCAGTTGGTCGCCCTGGGCGAGGGCGAGGGCGTACCGGCGGCGGCGGTCCTCGGCGCCGTTCTGCCCGCCGTTGATGCGGTAGGTGACGAGGTCGAAGTCGCCGCGGTCGCAGAGGGTGTTGATGTCGGGGCGGGCAACAGTCCAGTACCAGGCGGGTCCGATGCCGGCCCAGCGGAGGTCGGCGAGCCGTTTCGGGTAGCGGACGAAGTAGTTGGCGGCGTCCACCAGATTGTTTTCCCACGCCCATCTACTGAACCCGGCGTAGTTGGCTTCCCAGGTGATCTGTATCCAGGTGCGGCCTTTGTACCGCCAGCGGTCGGTGGACTCATCCCCGGAGGCGTATTCCTCGGTGGCGTTGAAGCTCGCGGATTCGTGCCCGATCTGGGCGAGCCAGGTGGCGACACGGTTGACGGTGGTGCAGTTGGAGAGCCGCAAGCCTTGCTGGACGGTGGGCAGGATTTCGGCGGCTTTGGCTTCGGTGATGCCGGTGGCGGCGGCGAGGACGGTGACCGGGCGGGCCGACGCCACCGGGGGTGGTGTGGTAAAGACAGGTTGCACGTTGGCGTAGCAGTACCCTTTGGGGGGGATGAGGGTGGCGCACTGGTCGAAGGACACCCAGTAGCCGAAGGGCCGGAACCCGGAGTCGGCGATCCACACCGCCCGATCCCCGGCCGAGTCGTAGCCCATCGCCGCGACGTAGTGGTACACGGTGCCGCCGCCGTAAGCCGGTGACACACTGCCCTTTACGCCCCTGGGGTAGTTGTTCGGTGGGGCGACCCAATTCATCACCACGCCGTAGCCGGCGTCGATGGAGCGAGTCAGGTCGGCCCACAGGCGAGACTTCTGCGCGGCGGTCATCGGGTCGCGTTCGCAGTAGACGCTGGTGTAGCGGCCGTCGGGCAGTCGGCGGTCCAGCACCCGTTCAATCAAGCCGATGTAGTCGGTGCCGCCGCGGTGAGTGCCCATTTCGGCGGCAAGATCCCGTTCGGCGGCGTGTTTGCCTTGGGTGTCGAGCACGATCTGGGTGGATGCCGGCCCGCACCACCAGCCCGCCTCCTGCGGCACCAGGGCGCGATTGTAGGGCAGGACTTTCACGGTCATCGCCGGTCGGCGCCGCCGCCGGGGAAGATCAAATCGCAGTCGATGGGCCGTTCGACTGCGGGTTGGGTGGTAGGTGTGCCGGGGGTGCGGCCCATGATGGGGTCAAGGTCGGCGCAGCCGGCGAGGGTAAGGGTGATGGCGAGTAGTGTTGCAACGGTTTTCATGGTTGTCCTTAGATGGGGTATCGGATGATGACGATGCCGCTGCCGCCGTTGCCGCCGTAGTTTCCTGCCTGATTGCCCAACGCAGCGCCGGCACCGGCGCCGCCGCCGCCGGTGTTAGCGCCTCCTGCGGCGTTGGTGCGTTGGTCACCGGCTTGAGATGTGGCGACACCGCCGGTATTCAATGCTGAACCCCCGCCGGTTGCTGAAAAGGCAGCGCCGCCGCCGCCTATACCGCCGTTACCGGGCGTTTTGCTAAATCCGGCATAGCCGCCACCACCGCCCCAGTAATAGGTCGTCCCCAGAATGTCGTCTGCTATTCCTGCGCCGCCGTGTTGATCAGTGGCTGATGCTCCTGCACCACCACCGCCACCAGTCGTAGCACCGTCGCCGCCGGAACCGTCGCCGCTGCCGCCGGATTGGTTATATCCACCGCCGCCGCCGGAACCGTTGGAAGCCCGGCCGGCAGCCCCTGGTGCGCCACTGAAGTAGCCGCCGCCGCCGCCGCCGCCTGCGATCAACCCCGCGAACGTGCTGTCGGAACCGTTCCCGCCGACATTCTTGCCGTCAGTACCGGAACCACCATCACCAACGGTCACCGTGTACGAATTGGCGGATAATGTCAGCGTTTGGCGCAGAACGCCGCCACCGCCACCGCCACCGCCGTTGTCACCGGCACCACCGCCGCCGCCGCCGACAAGAAGAACATCAACAGAACCGCCGCCAGAAATAACTAGTGTCCCACTGCTGGTAAAAGTGTGGATTCGGTAGCCCCCAGAATAGGTAACCGTTCCACCCGATGCTAAAACGCCGGTGTTACCGATTCGCCGCGCCGACCACAACCGCTCCGAGTATCTGCGGAACGTCACGACAGTTCGGCCCCGAACGCGGTGAAGGACAGGTTGCCGTCACCTGCATACACTTCCAGAACGTCAGTCGCCGCCAAACTGACACCCAAGGTCAAAGCGATTGAGTCTTTGCCAGGGACCGCAATGTCGTAGCAAAGATAATGCTGGCTTGCCAAGGCCGCGCCCGCCGGCCTAACAGCAACCCGGAAATCCACACTGGAAGCCGAGCGGTTGCACACGTTGATCGTGGACACCACCGCCGACGTAGCGGCTGGCACGGTGTAGAGGGCCGTCGCCGTCGTCGCGCTGGGAGCCGACTGCCCCAACACTTTGTAGGTCGTCGCCATGTCAGTCAGGCTCCCATCAGTAGAAATTGATTGAACGTCTCGGCGCCGCCGCCGCCGGCCGGTGTGGCCCACTGCCCGTCGCCGCGGAGATAAGTGGTGTCGTCGGCGGTTCCGGTCGCGCCGATCGCCGACACCGGAATGTCGGACAGCGTGTTCGACGAGCCGGAAATCGTTTTGTTGGTGATGGTTTGGGCGTCGTTGGTTCCGACCGCAGCACCCGTCGGCACGGTCTTGCCGGCCCAGGAGTCGAGGGTCGGCGACCACGCCTGCACCGACGATCCGACCGCCGCCGTCACCCGAGCATCAGCGCGGCTTTGCGTGTAGTAGAGGTTGGTGCTGCCTTCGGGAACTGCGTCGGTGCTACCTGGCGAGGGTGATATTTCGACGTAAGAGGAACCGCCCCAACGCCAAATCTTCCCGGTGTCCAGTGCGACGTAGATCGTGGCCGCGGTGCCGGTGGCCGGGAACGATGCAGCGTCGGCCGCCTCGACCACGTCCTCAACAAAGGACGGCAACTGGTCGGCAGGGACTAGGCCGGATGCGTCGAGAGCACAGTATCCATTCGGTTGCCCTTTGTTGCCGGTGTACTCCGCTGAGATAACCGACCGCGCCGCAGCAGCATCCACGCCGGCGGCGATGACCGCAGGCTTGTCGGTGATGCCAGCCCAGGTGGTTGTGCCCGGTTCGCCCTGCGGCCCCGTAGGGCCGACCGCCCCGTCGCTACCGTCAACGCCGTCGGCGCCGTCGCTGCCGGCCGCCCCCGTGGCCCCCGCCGGCACAGTAAATCGCAGAACAGCGTTGGTCGAGTCGCCAAGGTTATCCACGGCCGCGCTGCTGCCGGGATCGCCAGTCACCGTCGAGTCAATGGTGACGGTGGCGGCCTGACCAGATGCGCCGGTAGCCCCAACCGGGCCGACGAACGGAACACCGTCAACCTCGGCGGGGAACGATGAGCCGTCAAAGACGAACAGCAGTCCCGAGTCGACTGCAACGTAGGCGTCGCCGTCGGTCAGCCCGCTCGTCGGGAGTGAGGCGTAGTCGGCAACGCTGCCTCGCAGGTTGGCCGCCTGGCCGGCGGCGCCGGTGGCCCCGACGGCGCCGGTGGCCCCGGTGTCGCCGCGGGGCACGGTCACGCGGATCAGCGCGTCATTCGCGTCGCCGAGGTTTTCGACAGCAGCGGTGCTGCCGGGGTCGCCGGTGACCGTCGAGTCGATAGTGATCGTCGCGGCCGCCCCCGTGGGGCCGACCGCGCCCGTGGCCCCCGTAGGGCCGATCGGGAGAACTATGTCAAAGACGGCCGCCGAGCTGTCGCCACTGTTCGTGACGGCGGCGGTCTCACCGCTGGTGACGGTGCCGACCGCGATGGTGGCGGCCTGGCCCACTGCGCCCGTAGCCCCGACCAAGCCCTGAATCCCTTGAATCCCCTGCGGACCCTGCGGGCCGACGAAAGGGACACCAGCGCCCTCAGCGGGCCAGCTCGTCCCGTCGAAGAAGTACAGCTTTCCGTCGGCTGCCACCACGATCGCGTCGCCAGGCTCCGGTGACGCCGGAAGATCACCGTAGGTCGCCACGGTGCCGTTAATGTCAAGGGACACACCAGCTTCGCCCTGAACGCCCTGGATTCCCTGGATTCCCTGCTCTCCCTGGATTCCCTGAGCCCCCGTGGCCCCGGTGGCCCCTGTGGACCCGGTCACCAGACCAAACGAAAATACAGCCGCACCCGAGCTGCCCTCGTTGACGACAGTCGCGGTCGAACCCGGCGGCAGCGACGTGACCGAGCCGACCGCGATCGTCGCCGCCGCCCCCGTAGCGCCCGTCGCGCCCGTGGCACCGGTCGGCCCGGACAGCGCAGCCAGCGACACCGTGGGCTGAAGATCCACACCGCCGAACGTAAATGCGATGGTGGTGCCGTCGATCTGACGAACCCCGCCCGGGGACACCTTCACGATGCCGTTGGCGATCGAGCCGGGGACCGGGGCCACCTCGATCAGGTTGACCTCTACCCCGCCGGTGGTGGGTGCCTCGAAGTCGAACGGCGCGAGGTAGCCGGGGCGGCCGCCGATGACCACCTCGGAGAAGGTGACCCGGTAGTAGAGCGGGCCGTCGATCTCCAAGAGGCTTGTATTGGCCATGAGGGTGATCGGGCTGAACGTTCCGGTGCCGCCGTCGTCGGGGTCGACGCGCAGCATCAGCCGGCCGGTCTCCACGTCGATGCGGCCCACCACCGGCACCGGCACATAGCCGGTCGGCCGCGGGGTCGCGGTGGTGGCCAGGAGCACGTCGCCGGACTGGAGCAGCGGCGTGAACTGGACGGTGGCGCTGATCGGCCCCAGCTCCCCCAGGTAATCGCTGTCCAGCGGTGAGTCTGCGATCACCGATTTGTAGTCGGCGGTGACGGTGAAGAATTCAGGCGTCGACATCAGTGGGCTCCTCGCTGTCGGCCACAACCTCGGCCTGCTCGGCCTTCAGCTCCCGGCGCCGCTCCTCCACCATCTTCTGGGTGTTGTTCTTGCGGGCGCCGGCCAGCAGATCCAACAGCCCAGCACTGGCCGCGGCCTTCGGGGCGGCGACCTTGCCGCTCACCGACACATGAGTGGCGCTGTCGGTGAAGCTGAACTCCTCAACCTCGCCGTCGTGCAGCACGAGGTCGTTGTAGCGGATGGTCAGGCGGGGCATGAGGCTCCTATGCGACGAGGGTGGTGGACCAGGCGGCGGTTTGGACAGTGGAGGCGACGGTCAGGGTGGGTGACCATGCGGGTTCGATGGGTGCCGGTTCGGGCACCACGATGGGAGTGGTCGACCATTCACCGGCCAGCGTGTTGAGGTATTTGAGGGCGATTTGGTAGCAGGTGTCGCCGACTGGGGCGCGGTAGGTTTCGCCGTTGACCGTGATGGTGGTGGTGGGGATGACGCCGTTGGCGGCCGGCGGCGGCAGATACGGGTAGATGGTGTGCCCGTTCCCGCCGATGCGCCACGGCAGGCCGAGGGCATCGACGATGAGGTTCTCGACTTGGCCCACGTCGAACATCGCCTGGATGACGGCGTCGGCGACGGTGGGCAGGTTCAGCAGCGCGGCGGCGACGTTGGGTTGGAAGATGTTGAGGAAGATGTCGTTGGCTTGCCGCCATGCGCTGCCGATGGCCGAGGTGCCGGTCGAGGTGAAAATATCGAGTGGTGCGGCGAACTCAACCCAGGTGTCGGGCGGGTTGGTCAGCCGCGCCCACGGCCCGCTGTCGGGGAACGAGCCGCCGCCGCCGGTCGTTGACCCGGGTACATCCCAAGCGCCCGACCACGTCCCCCCTACCGGGCCGCGATAGTCCTGTTTCCTGCGCGGGTTGCCGAACATCACACCGCCCAGAAACGAGGGGTAGTGGGCCGTCAGGGAACCGGACTGCGCCTCCACCAGAATCGAGGAACACACTCCGGCACCTTGGCTGAAACCTGCCAGCGCCCAGGGGGTTCCGACCGGCATGTCATCAAGGTGGCGTTTGATTTCGGTGACGCCGTCGTCGATCGAGTTGCCCATGGCGATCTGGTTGGCCGGGTAGTTGACGAACACCGCATCCCAGATGTTGTCGTCGAGGAGCCGTGGGAATGGGTCACGGCCGGGGAAGTTGTCCCACGGTAGGGAGAATCCGTTGAGGCCGGGCACTTCGCCGGTGTCGGCGGGTTCGTGAACGCCGCCGGGGTTGAGGATGCGGGTGATGAACTCGGTGAACTGGCCGACGAGTTCGGCGACGGGGTCTTCGAATTGTCGGATGATGTAGGCGGTGCCGTGGGCGTAGAACAGCTTGGGACGCATCAGTCGCCTTCGGCGATCACTTCCCAGCCGTCGACCACCGACGCCGGCGACCAGGCTGACCCGTGTTCGACGTGGCAGACGCCCCAGGCGCGGCGGCCGTCAGCAGGGTGGTCGGTGCGGATCGCGACGGCCTGACCGTCAGGGGAAACTCTGATCTCGCGCATCTGACTCCTAGGCGTAGGACTTGTTCAGTAGTGACACCGAAAAGTAGGTGTCGACGCTGGTGCCGCTGCCGCTGAAAATGTTGCTAAAGCTTCCCGAGGCGTCGTAGCCCGCCCCGACGTTCTCGCCGGCGTTGAGGTAGACGATGAAGCTCGACTGAATGTATCTCTGGGAGTTGGCTATCACGGCGTTGACCTGCATCCCGTCAGAGCCGATGCGGAACGGGCTGCCGTTCTTGTACAGCAGTGGGGCGATGTTCCAGTCAAAGCCCGTGTCAGGATCGACCAGATAGCAGATTTCGCACAGATACCAGCCGTCCATAGTGACCTGGAACCGTCCGGTGTACTGCCCGCCACTGGTTAGGGCGATGATGTCGGTCGATGACGACAGTGAGTTGTAGAACCCCGTGCCGATCTCGTTTCGGTCGTTGTTGGCGGTGTAGTTGGTAGTACCGGAGCGGACCAGCGTGGCACCGGAGCCGGCTTTGGGGTTGATCTCGGTGCCGATGTCGTCCAAGGGTAGGAAATCGGCCGACACCTGACCGTCGACAATCTTGTCACCGTTTAGGCCGGGGATAGCGGCTTCAAGCAGCGTCTGCGAAATACCTAGCGGCAGGAACGCCAGCCCGAACAGCTTCTGGAATATCGTCTCGATGACTGGCTGGACGGCGGTCAGAGGGTTCCCGGTCGTCGCAGTCTCCTCGATGGCGCCCTTGATCGAGTCCACGATCGTCTGAAAATCCTGGCCGACCGTGCCGAGAATCCCGGTCATCCAATTACCGTCCAACAGACCGGTTTTCTTAACCGAGATGGCGTCGAACCACACCACCGAGCCGCTCACCGCGGCCACAGTGATCGACAGCTTCACGCGGATGTTGGTGACGCCGGCCGGCACCACATATGGGGCCGCCTCACTGTTGCCGAGCTTGACCCAGTCGGCCGAGCCGTTGCGCTGAGCGATAGGCGCGGTCGCGCCCTGGGTGGTGCCGTTGAACTCCACGATGTCGATGCGGATACCGCCGCTGTTGACGGTTCCGGTCGACTTCACATAGCAGTGGATCAGCAGCTTGTCGCCGGGAGCCACCTCGATGGACTGGTTGGCGAACAGTGCGCGGGTGGTGCTGGCGCCTAGGACTTTCGCTGACCCGCCGGTGGTTTCGGTGACCGGGTAGCGTTGCGTGCCATCCCACGACCAGCCCGACCCTTCGGCTAGCGTCGCCGAGGTGTCGAACCCGCCGCGGGCCATCAGTTCGGGGTTGACCACATTGATGGCAGGGATGGGTAGCACACCGAGGATCGCGGCCGGGATTGAACCAAACAGGTCGAACAAACCCTGCCAGCCGAGCCCTTTACTGAGCAGGTTCCGCGCCCACGATGCGATGTCGCCGAATGGGGCGCCGGTCAAAGACTCCACCACCGAGGCGGCCCAATCCCCCACCGCGCTTAAAGCGTCCTCAATGGTTTTCCCCACTGCGGCGGCCCCACCAGACACCGCCGACCACAGCCCGTCAATGATGCTCTGCGCGAAAGAGGGTATGCCGGCTAGCCAGTCGGCCAACGAACCGCCGACGAACAAGCCCTGGAACGTTTCGACGATGGTTTGCAGCGCGGTCAGGAACCCGGCCCGAACGTTCGAGGCGATAGCGACGAAAAAGTCAATCACCTGTTTCAGGACGCCGACCCACGTCGACAGATTCGCCGTCCCCAGCAGCCCGTTGACAATCGTGGTCAGAGTGCTAGTCCAAGTGCCGAGGTCAACGATTCCCAAGATGCCGTTAACGAACGTTCGCAAAGCAGTCATAAACGCTGGCACGTTGATTACCGCGCCGAAGCCTTCGACGATCTGCTGCAGGATGCCGAGGAACGGAACCCGGGCGGCTTCGGCGATCCCGCCGAACCAGTCGACGATGATCTGCATCAGCGACAGGAACCCGGCCGGGTTCAGCAGGCCGAGGAAGAAGTCGACGAGGTCGCCGAGCTGGCTGAGGAACCCGTCGAGGTTGACGATCCCGCCGAACCATTCGATGACGTCCTGCAGGACGGTGAGGAACCCGGCGGGGTTGAGCAGGCCCAGGAAGAAGTCGACCACCTCGCCGAGCTGGGTGAGGAACGCGGGTAGGTCGACCAAGTCGCCGAACCAGTCGACCACGGTCTGCAGCACCTGCAGAAAGGTGTCCCGCGCCCCGGTGGCGATGTCCCCGAAGAACGTGGTGACCTGCTGCAGCACGTTGAGGAACTCCGACTCGCGGAACTGGTCGAGCAGCCCGGCCACATCCGAGAGGGTTTTACCGACCCCGCCGCCCACACCGGTCAGCAGCAGCGACAGCCAGTTCCACACGTTGGTGACCAGATCCGACAAAGCGTCAAAGGCGGTGCCGCTGATGTCGCCAAGCAGATCCCCGGCGTCGCCGGCCAGTTCCAGCACTTTGTCGATGACGTCCTGGGCGCTGACCCCCGTCAGCGACTGGCAGGTCAAGGCGTTGAAGATCGTCTCGACGATGTTCTGGATGCCGGCACCCAACGTCACCAAAGGGTTGCCGGAGTTCAGCCGGATGTTCAGGTCGTCGAGGGTGGCCTGCAGGGAGGCGGCCAGATCCTCGTCACCCTCACCGAGGGCGGTGTCGACGGCGTCGACCAGGCCGCCGATGAGATCCTCGATGACCACCCGGCCGATCTCGGAGATCCCGTCGACCAGCGGCCCGCACCCGGTGAACAGGCTGAACAGGAACCGCTGGATGGTGGTGCCGGCGTTCAAAGATGCTTCGCCGATGATCGTGCCGGGATCGCCCCAGGTGGTGGCTGAGATCAGCGGGTTCTTGTCGGCATCGGGGATGCCGCGGTCGAACGCTCTGGGCATCGGCTACTGGGCCACCGGGCACACGTCGACGCGCAACTGGGCGTCGGTTTTGGTGAACTGCCAGGAGCCGTTCCCGCCGAGCTTGTGCACGAACACGAACAGGGTGTAGGCGGTTCCGGCGTCGCACAGTCCGGCCGCCGAGTCCGGGCTCAGCGACCGGTTCGGGTCGGAGGTGGACGAGAAGTGCGGCATGATGTGGGCGACGGTGATCGCGTCCAGCAACGCCACTGACGGGTCATATGGGCCGAGGGCGCACAGGTCGGAGGTTTCCCCGGTGCCGGCGGTGGCGGTGGGGCCGATGCGCACCTCGACCTCGCACTGCGCTGAGGACAGCAGCCCGGAGCGTTGCAGCCGCACATGGCCGATCACATCCGGGTACCAGTCCCAGTCCTGGGCGGGGATGTTGATCGAGCCGATCATGAACCGGGCCTCGGAGCCGGTGTGGTCGATGAAGTTGTTGTGCGGGATGGTGTATTTGCGGGGCACGAAGTAGGTGGGGCTGCCGGGACCCCATTTGTCGTTGGCGAGTTTGACCAGGAAGTCCCCGGCGGCGCTGGGGGTGGTGTCGTCATAATCCGACGCCAGTTCGATCGCCGACGCCGGCCCCTCCGGGCCGGGCAGCGCCGGTATTTTGATGTGAAAGTTCGGGGCGACCGAGGTGCCGGTTTCGACCACCTCGATGTCGCCGTAGGTGAACTGGCCGGCGTCGGCTTCGATCACTTCGGCGGTAACCGAGATGTCGGGGGTGACCCCGGCCGGGCCGGGGATGGAGCCCTGGACGACGACGTACTCGGCGGCGTCGTCGGAGTAGACGTGCCATTCGCCGTCGATGTACCAGGCGCGGCCGTCGTCGGATTCATCCAGGGTGGCCAGCGCGGGCAGGTCGCCGACCTCGGCGACGGGGGACCCCCACTGCGGCCGGATGATCGGGGAGGGCTGGCCGGGGTCACCTTTGGGGCCGACGAGGGCGTCGAGGGTGAGCACACCTTCCGGGCCGACCAACGTCATGGTGCCCTCGATGCGGCGCGGGTCGTCCTGCTGGCGGGGCATCGCATAGAACTTGAGGTAGACGCTGCGGCCGCCGATGAGGATCGGCTCTGCGGGCACTGTCATGAGGTTTCCTCCTGGCGCATCTCGCGCTGCTCGATGATGATGTTCTCGGCGCTCTCCCGGCGGGTCACGGTGGCGGCGTCGGTGGCGGCTTTAGCTTCCTCGGCGAGGATGGCCATCACCGCCGCCCGCACTTGCGGGGTGAGCTGGCTGCGCATCTGGGAGGCGACTGCGGCGGCTTCGCCGGTCGGGTCAGACACCGGCGGGCTGTCACCGAAGTCGCCCCGCGGCCGCCACTCATACATCTCGAACATCTGGCTGTTGTCGACACAGGTGCGGGATTCGATGAGCTGCCGGTGGTCGTTGTGGACGTCGACACCGGCCAGGGCTTGATGAAAGGCGAGGATGTGCATCATGTCGACGGGCACGTTGATGAGGGTGCCGTCGGGGCCGACGGGGTCCATCAGGGTTTCGATGATGCGGTCTTTGCGGTCCATCGCCTCGGCGAGCTGCTCGGCGGTGAACCGGCCCTTATACGGGAAGTTAGGCAGCGCCAGCGGTGAGGCTTTGCGGCTGTCCACTAGAACAGTTCCCCGGAGCCGGCGACCATGGCGGCGAAGTTGGCGACGTTGGCGATCGCGGCGAACCCTTGGGCGACCGGGTCTTCCTCGCGGGAGTCGTCACCGAAGGAGATGACCGGCCGGCCCGAGGATTTGCGGTCCCCGGAGCGTTTGATGGCCATGATCTGGTCGGTGTAAATGACACCTTTGCGTTCGGCGGAGACACGGGAGCCGAGGCGGATGTCCTCGCCGAGGACGAACGGGGCGCCGTCACCGACATCGAACTTGAAGCTGGTGTAGGGCCGTGTGGCGTACCAGCCTTGGCGGGCGGTTTGGACGCTGGACAGGGTGAACGCCGAACCGCCGGGGGACTCGAAGTGCTCATTGCGGGCATAGGAGCCGACGGCGGCGGCGCGGCGCGGGTCGACGAACGGCATGAACGCCAGGAACACGTCGTCGAGCTGGCCCTGATACAGGTTGTCCAAACCTTCGGAGCCGGTGAGCTGGGCGGGCGCCCCGGGGATGGTGGAGATCGCGGTAGCTATCTGCGAGAGGCCGTACCTGATCCCCCAGGTGATGGCCTGGTTCACCCATGATGGGGACCGCCCCCCGACCACCACCGTCACCGCTTTGGCTTTGTGCACCACCATCGTTCGGCCACTGACCCCGCCGTATCCGGTGTCGCGGTAGACGAACGGCGGCCGCTTCGGCGCCACACCGAGAATCTTGCGGATGAACGGGTCGGTCTCCCCGTCCCCGTCCCCGTCAACGGCGATCAGCGTCTCAGTGAACAGGTTGTCGGCGGTGACCGCGAACAGGTTGATCGCCCCGTCGATGGCCGTGCCGGTCGGGCCGTCCACACCGGACTGGTCCTCGAAGGACAGGATCACGCACGCCCGGGTCGGTTTGAGCAGCTGACCCAACGCCTCCCCGAACACCGAGGTGTACGGCGGCGGGTCCCCCGGCAGCCAGGTGTAGGCCCGGCAGATGACGCCCGCATCCTTCATGACCGGCGTCAGCACCGTCTGGGCGTCTTTCCAGCGGGAGCCGAACGTCACCCACCGGGACTGATCGACCAGCGGCCGCACCGGCATCACCTGCACCGGCCACGACAGCGGGGAGATGTTGTTCAGCCACGACAGCGGATCGAACACGTTACGAGGCACCGGCCAGAACCCGTTCAACGTGTAGATGCGGAACAGGTTGATCCACACCGCCGTCGCGCAGGCGGTCACACAAGGACCGCCCCACAAAAACATGCGCAAGGGCTGCACAGCGTGCGGCAGCATCGGGGTGGCCGCCAGCATGATGTGCTGCAGATGAATCCGGTTTGACACGGCGTTGATGGTGGTGACCGTCGGCTGGCCCTGGCGTTCCTCGTCGACGATCGTCTCCACTTTGCCGCCCCACCGGTTACGCCAGTCGGTCGGCTTGTCCGGGTCGGGGTCGATCGTCAGGTGCAGATCCTCAGCCGGCCGGGTTTTGAACATCAGGATTTCGCGCAGCCAGTCGTTGTCGGCGCCGACGATCTCCACCCGCGCCATCCCGTTGTCGTGGGCGATCTCCTCGCACTCCCACGATTCCGGCAGCGCCACCCGGGCGATCAGCCGCATCTCCTTATCCCACAAACGGATCAGGGGTTGTTTGATCTGCCGGGACCGGTAGGCGTGGCGGCGGTCGAGCAGCTGCTGCTCGATCTCCCGGAACGTCGAGGCGGGCAGCAGCGAGGTCACGAGATGGCCCGCTCGTAGCGTTGCGGCAACCGCACCGACACCCTGGCCCCGTCGGTGTCGTGATACACCGGCAGCGTCGCCACCGTGCCCGGGGCGATCGGCTGGGTGAACCCCTGGCCGTGGAACCGTTCCAGCACCGTCAGACCGGACTCGCCGTACTGGCCGAACAGCCAGGACAGCAGCTCGGAGTTGCGGACGATCTGGCGGGTCCAGTCATCGACCGGGTCGATCGCCGAGATCGCGATCCGGTTCTCCGGGTTGGTGTCGACGATGATGTGCTCGCCGGCCGCCAGCTCGGGCACCGCGATCATCCGCCCGGAGGTGCCGTCGGGCAGCCAGCAGCGGCCCGGCGCGGAGACGGTGTAGATCGGCCACGATGGGGCGGTGCCGCGGTTGGCGACCTTGAAGCGGCCCACACCGACGGTGATCGTCGGGGCCAGCAGCCCGTCACCATCCTTGATGGTGGTGGTGGTGGCCATCGCGTTGACCCAGTCCGGTGGCTGCAGGTCGGGCATCCGCCAGCGCGGCTCCCCGTCGGTGGCCAGCAGGATGTCCCACTCCTGCACATAGTTCTGGTAGCCCGGGTCGTCGGACAGTTCGGTCTGGACGGCTTCGACGAGCTGCATCGGCAGCCACAGCTCCCCGGTGCGGCGGGTGAACGTGCACCAGCAACCCGGCTTATCCCCGGTCATGCCGTTCCAAAATTTGGCTTCGACGTCCTGCCAGCCGAACTCGCTGTCGGAGCAGATGGCGATGCGGGTGGAGATCTCGCGGCGTTCGTCGACGGTGCGCTCGAACCGGGGTGCGCCGTAGGCGGGCTCATGCCAGATGGAGCGGAACGGCCGGTGGACCAGGCCGCGGATCGGCCCGGAGATGAAAACCCCCTCGGCGCCCTCGTTGTGGCCGGACAGATGCCACACATCGGGGCGGTCCTCGTTGCCGATCCACTTGTTCGACATGCCCGCGGCCCGCAGATAGCCGGGGAGGTCTTTCCAGGCGGTCATCCGCCCATGCCGATCGGCAGGCGCGGGGCGCGGTTGATGTTGTTCTGCCGGGCTTTCTCCACCGCGGCCGGGTCGGCCCCGACGGGTGAGTTGTTGAAGTTCTGGCTGTTGTCGACGTTGACGATGGTGGCCGGGCCGGGGGGTGCGCCGCCGCCGTGCACACCGGCGGCCGGCATCGGCGGTGCGGTGATGTCGGGCAGCCCGAACGCATCGTTGGAGGTGCCGGTGTCCTCGGCCATGCCGCCGCTGAGCAGCGGCCCGGCCAGGGCGCCGATCAGGCTGTCGGCGGCCTGCAACGGCATGATGTTGTCCAGGCCGGGGAGCCAACTGCCGATGCCGAAGGTGTCGCCGAGGAAGCTGGAGAAGATCGAGCCGAGCCCACCGAGCTGGGAGCCGGCGCCGCCGCGCTGCCGTTCGGCTTTGCGCTCCTCGGTCTTGGAGACCTCTTTGGCTTTGGTGAACCGGCCTTTGGCGGCTTCGGCGGCGTCGGTGGCGGCGTAGGCGGCGTCCTCGCGGGCGCGGGCCGCCTTGCGCTCAGCCTCAAGGACTTTGCGGTCGGCGCCGGCGATCGCGGTCTCGTCAGCGTTGGGGTCGTCGTCGAGGGCGGCGCGGGCATCGCGGGCCTCCTGGGCGGCGATCTCGGCGTCCTGGACGGCGATCGCCGAGTCCTCGACGCGGCGGCGGGCGTTGCGCAGGGCACGCTCGTCGACCCGGTAATAGCCCAGTTCGCCGTATTCGTCGACGCCGGGGGTGCCGATACCCGGCTCGTAGCCGGGACCGTAGGCGTTGACCAGTTCGGAGTTGACCTGCGGGTCGTAGGTCAGCCCGGAGGTGTCCACCGTGGGCAGGGGCGGGAGGCTGGACATCGCCGAGCTGCCAGGCACCGACGGTGTAGCGGCCGGGGCAGGTTTAGCCGCCGTCGACGGCGCCGGCTTCGGCGGGGTTTTCGCCCCCGGCAACTGCGGGGTGTTGACGGTGTGGGCGTGGACGTGATCCATGTGGTTCTGCGTCGGGTCACCGCGGTCACCCATCGCCGAGGAGGTGCCGTCGGCGTTCCACTGCCGTTGCTGCCACAAAACATAATCAATGCCGAGGGCGGCGGCGTTGGCCAGCAGATACTGGGCCACCCGGTCGCCGTAGGCCTTACCCGAGGCTGACCCCCAGTCGGGGATCATGATGTCGATCGCCTCACCGCGGAAGTGCTCGTTGAACCCGTCCTGGGGCCGCCACCCGCCGATGGTGGTGATCTCGGGGAACGCCGCCTCCACCGCCCGTTTAGCGGCCACAGTGTTGGGTTGCAGGCCTTTCTCGCTGCCGGTGGAGCCGTCCCCGGAACCAACGCCGGCGGGGATACCGGCGCCGAGCAGGGCGCCGGCGTTGATGCCGACCACCGCGGCGCTGGCGTCGTCGAGGAACGCCTGGATATCGGCCGAAGCCTGGTCCAGGCCGGTCACCTCGACCGGGATCGACACGTCCTTGCCGTCGAGATTCTCGACGGTCGCGGTGAAGTCGGTGGTGGCCTCATCAGCCGCACCGGCTTTCTCGGCGGCCCCGTCCAGCGCCTCGTGCAGTTTGGTGGGGTCAATGGCTTTCATGGCTTCGCCGGTGGCGGTGAGTCCTTCGCCCCAGCCGAACGCTTCCTCGGCCTGCTCCCGCAAAGTGCGCGCGGTCTCGTCGTCGCCGCGGATATCGGCCTGCCACGCTTGGAACTTCAGCATGGCGCCCTGGACGTCGCCGATGGGTTGGATGATCTGCCCGATCATCGACGCGGCGTCACCGAAGGCGCGGACGATGAACGCGCCGGCGTCGATGGCGACATGGCCCATCGTGACGAAGAAGTCGGTGATCTCCTCGCGGTGCTCGATGACCCAGTCGGCCAGCTTCTGCAACGCCGGCCCGGCCACCTCGGCCAAGGACTGCTGAATACCGTCGGCGGCGACCTCGATCGAGCGTTTCGCCGACTCCCACGACGCCGCCGCCGTCCCCCCGACAGTCTCGGCGGCCTGCTCGACCGCGCCCTCCACCTGACCGAACTCATCGACCGCGGTCGACAAATCCATGCTGTTGATGGCATCGCCGAGATCCTCGGCCTTCGTCCCGAACAGGGCGACCTGAATCTGGGCGCGTTTGGTGGGGTCCTCCACCGCCGCGATCCGCGACACCACCTCCTGGAACATCCGCTTGGCGGTGTCCCCGCCGGCGGCGAACGCCTCAGTCGTCGCTTTCCACGACAGGCCAAGATCTTTGTAGGCCTTGCCGGTGGACTCCGAGCCGTCGATCGCCCGGATCGTGAACTCTTTGAGGGCGTCGGCGGCGGTGTCGGTGTCGCGGGCGCCGCCCTGCACCGCCTGGGCGATCAGCCCGAACGCTTCCTCCCCCGACAGCCCCAGCTTGCGGAACTGGGTGCCGTACTCGTTGATCGTGTCCAGCAGATCGTTCGAGACGTTCAGCCCGTTCTGCTGGGCGCGGACAATCAAATCCAGCGCGCCGGTGACATCGTCAGCCAGGCCGGTGCGCACCGCCTGCTGCGCCGAGCGCACCGCGGCGGGGATGTCCTCCCCGGTGACGGTGGCCACGGTGGACAGCTGCTCGACGATGCGCTGCACATCAGCCTCGGAGGCATCAGCGTCGATCAGCCCGCCCTGGATGGCGGCGCGGGCCGCATCCATGTTCGATTCGATCGAATCACCGAAATTGCCGACATAGGCCTCGGCCGCGGCGCGGGCGATCGGTTTGATCTGCTCAGCGGTCAAGCCCAGCTTCGCGGCGACGTTGGCCTGCTCCTGCAGCTGATCCATGCCGGCCAGAATGTTGTCGGCGAGGATCTTCCCGGCGCCCAGGCCGAGCGCGGCGGCGGCGGTCAACGCCAAACCGATCGGCCCGGCCTTGGTGCCGAGGGCGGCGATCGGCCCGCCGAAACCGTCGACGAACCCGGCCGCGGCGGCCGAGCCGCTGCTGGCCGCCGCCCCACCCGCACCGCGCAGCTTGTCGAAGAACGAGGTCGAGGATTGCGCGACGCGGTCCTGGGCGCGGCGCAGCTCCTCATAGCCGGCGGTGGCGTCCTTCGTGATGCGTTTGGCGTCGCGGCGGGCCTTGTTCAGCCGCTCCTCAGCCGCCACAATCTGATCGGTCTTACCCCCGGCGCGGGCTTTAGCGAGCCGCTCTTCCTCGACGCGGACCTTGCCGATCGCGTCCTCAGCCTTGTCGCGCAGCTTGCCGTAGGCGTCGGTGGCGCGTTTGATGTCGGCCTCGGTGTTGTCGGCCAACGACTTCGAGGCTTTCTTGCCGACATCACCGAACGCCTTCGACAGCTTGGAGGTGACCTGCCGGTCGATGCCGTCGAAGGACAGGATCACCGGCAGGGTGTAGTAGCCGATGTCGGTGCCCTCAGCCATGCCTCACCTCCTGCCCGGCTCGCGCGTCAGCCACTAGCTGTTGTGGCGTTCCATCGCCGCGGAGAACAGCTGCAGGAACTCCTTGAAGTGCCGGAACGGCATCTTCGCCAGGCGTGCCCACTGCTCCTCGCCGAGCAGGCTGGCCACCACGTCGTCGTAGGTGGCCCGGCCCGAGGCGACCCGGCCGGCGGCCACGATCGCCCCCGTCGGCCAGTCATCCTGATCGGCCGGCCAACTGAACCGTTCGCCGTGCAACTCGACGACGACGGTGTCCTCGCCGGGAGCCGGGGTTTCGGTTTTCTTAGCCATCGGTGCCTTTCATACGTCTTTGGGCGTTGGCGCGGGCCTGGTCGAGGCCGCTGGCCAGCCGGTCACCGCGGGCCACCCGGCGGGCCTCGTAGGCGGCCAACGCTTTGGCTTTCGCGGCGGCTTCGGCTTTCCGTTCGGCGATCTGCGCGGCGGTCAAAGGCCGCGCCGGGTGCGCCCGACCGGCCAGCGGCTCATACAGATCCATCAGCAGCAGCTCGGTCGGTGAGCGGCGGTTCATCGCCACCGCCAACGCCGAATCAGCCGGCAGGTGGGTGATGCGGGCGTGGATCTGCCGCAGCGTCAACCGGCGGCGGCCCTGCTCGTCGAACCGGTATCGGTCCCGCAGATCCAACCCCCAGAACCGGTTCAAATCCGATTCGACGGCATCAGGCCAGGTGTCGATCAACGCCAGGGTGCGCAGGATGGAGCCGAACGCCAGGTCGTAACGTTCGGCGATGTCGTCGGTGCCGCGGCCCATTCCGACCGCCTCGGCGATCGCATGGCTGGCCGGCACCAGGTCGCGGCGGCGCGGCGCGAACGCCAGGAACAGCTCCCACTGGTCGCCGAGGAGTTCCTCGATGGCTTCGCTGACCGCGATGTGGTTGACCACCATCTCGCCGTCGCGGGACCCGATCGCCCGCCGGACCCGGGCCAGCGGCCAGGTGTCGACATCGCGGGGCACCTGCCAGCCGCGGCCGCCGAACCAGGCGAGGACGTCGTTGTCCCCGCGCGCCTCGGCGGCCAGCGGGTCAGGCGGCGTCGGGCTCGTCGTCGACGTCGTCGACATCGGCGGCCGGGACCGGCGCCGCTACCGGCGGCGTGGGCGGGCCGTCGACCCGCACCGCCACCTTCTTCACATCCACCAGCGACACCGCCGAGGCCTTGTCGACCTTCAGCCGCTGCCCGACCGCGCGTTTGGCGGTGGCCTCGACGAACTCGATCAGCACCAGGTGGCGCATCAGGCGGGGGTGCCTTCCTGAATCAGCCAGTAAGCGCCGGCGACCGGCTCCAAAGCGCCGGTGACGGTGCGGCCGTTGATGTCCTGCTCCTGATTGTCGGTGGCCACGAACAAGCCCACCTTCGCCAGGGACACCCACCGCTTCTTGTAGCCCTCGTCGTTGACGAACTCCAGGGCCACATAGCGGTACTTGACGGCGGGCACGTTGGCCGGGTCGGTCAGGTCCGCGGTCACGTCGTTGTCTTCGAGCAGGTTGAACTCGATGTCGACCTTCGGGTTCTTCACCCGCTCCTTGACGCGGCCCTGCTGCCAGGACATGACGTCGGTGCGCTCGATCTGGCGGTTCATCGCCACACCGGGGGTGCCCATCATCAGCCCGGCGGGCAGCCACGAGGCGTGCAGGTCGGTGTCGATGTCGGCGGGGCTGTGGGTTGCGGCCGCGTAGGTCACATCGGGGTCGAAGATGTAAACGTCGCCGGTCTCCCAGACCTGGATGTTGCTGGCGTCACCAGCCATGACTATCTCCTCAGAGTAGCGGGGATTATTGCGGTCTCACGGTGACCGGCACCGTGATCGACGCCAGGTAGGCGCCGGTCTCCCGGTCGCGTGCATCCAGCACGGCCGGGACGTTCTCGACGCGGACGATGTCCGCGGGGCGTTGGGTCAACAGGTGGTGGGCGGCGGCGGCCAGCACGTCGCGGGCCTCGGTGCGCCCCGCCGCCATTGCGGTCAACCTCAACACGATGCGCAGCAGATCCCGGCCGGCCAGCCACGGCCCGCCGGTCACCGCCGCGCCGCCGTCATCGGCGACCAGTAGCACCGGGGAGCCGTCCTCGGGCACGAACCCGGCGTCGACGTGCAGGGTGGCCGTCCAGTCCTCGTGGTTCTCGGCCCAGTCGGCGGCGATCGAGTCCTTGAGAGCCTTGGCGGGGTCGGGTTGGGTCACGGCTTACCTGGGGAGATTCCGGCCGCGGACGCGGCTTTGGTGGCGACACCGTCGCGGGCCTGGGCGTCGGCGGCTACCACGATGCCGACTACCTTGCGGTCGGTGACGTATTCGTCGATTCGGACCAGCTGGTCGTCGTCGATGTTCGCCACAATTACGGCCGCCGCCGCCTTCAACGGGGCATCTTTAGTCTTTAGAATGCGCTCAATAGTCTTGGAGTTGCGACGCCAGAGCGGGCGGGCCATCAGGCGGCCTTACCGCTGCGCAGCCGGGCCAGCACCGCCACACCGCCCCGGTTGCCGCCGCGCTGGGAGCGCCACACCTGCACCATCGCCACACACGGCTCGCCGCGCACGGTGATGATGTCGCCGGTGCGGACCACCGACTCGGTGGCCACCCACGCATCCCCGGTGTACACGGTCAGCGGCAGATACACGGTGAAGTTCACATCCACCAGGTCGGCGCCGACCCCGTAGCGGATCAGGGTGTTACCGGGTGCGATCTCGATGGGGGTGAGCTGCACCGGGGTGCCGCGGGTCACCGGGTCGCCGTCGGAGTCCAAACCCGGGGAGGCGGGAGTCACGGTCACCGTCTCGGTCACGGGGTGCGCTCCAGACGGTAGGAGTCCAGCACGTGCCGTTCGATGCCCGTCCAGACGGCGTCGGTGCCGCCGGCCGGTTCGGAGTATTGGAAAGGCCCGATGACGCGGGGTGCGTCGGTGGCCTCCTGGGAGAAGGCGCCGCGGTCGATCGCCGCCAGGACCGCGGACTCGAAGTCGGCGGCCGTGGCGTAGCCATGCGAGATCCGCACCGTGATCCCCCCGAGGGCGGTGGTCCACATCGTGCCGTTGTTCTTGCGGACCAGGCCGCGCGCCGACCAGGACAGCCCGGACACATCCAGGGCCACTGAGTCCTCGCTGGCCAAACTCAGCGCGGTCATCTGCAAGGTGGGCAGGATCAAGGTGAACCCGCCCGGCCCGTCCAACGTCAGATCGGCGTTGGAGATCACCGGGGTGACATGCCAGCCGCAGTAGCGGCGGGCCGCGGTCAGCGCAGCGTCGAGCTGGCGGGCGGTCTCGGGGTCATCCCGGTCGAGGCGGCCTTTAGTAAACGCCTCGACCGCGATGACATCCAGGGTCATGACTCGGCGTCACCCTTAGCGGTGAACGCCGACTTGGCGGCCTCGGCGCGCTTGGTGGCCGGCTTGCGGGCCTTGTTCGCCGGGGTTTTCGCCTTGTGCTCCACCACCGGCTCGGCGGCGGCCGGGGTGGGCGCGGTGAGCAGGCCGCGGGCGGCGGCGTCAGCGTCGGAGAGCAGCAGGGTGGTGCGGTTGCCGTCAATCACCACGTCGTACCGTCGCACGGGTCCTCCAGGGGTTGGCGACGTGACCGGCGACCCGTCAAGGCCGCCGGTCACGCCGATCAGTGCCATCAGGCGGTCAGGTCCAGCTGGCAGAACGCCGTCGGACGGGTGACACCGAAGGCCAGACGCTCCTCGGCGAGGATGGCGACCAGGTTGCGGATGAAGAAGTCCGCGTGGCTGTCGGTCATCGTCACCGTGGTCTGCTCCCGATCCCACAGCACACCCTTGGCGAAGTCGCCGAGCAGGCCGGTGCCGGCCGCCTGGGACTCGCTCTCCACCACCGGAACGCCCCAGATGGTGCGCTGGCCGATGGACTGCGGGCCGCCGTAGTAGTAGCGGTTCTCGCCGTCCTTGGCCAGGTCGATGGCCTCGGCGTCAGCCGGGTTGAGCACCAGTGCGGTCGGGTTGACCCGGCCCACGGTGCGCAGCTTGGTGACACCCTTGCGGATCGTCTCGAACAGGTCGGTCGAGTACGCCTGGGTCTGAATACCCGAGGTGTTGTTGATGCCGGTGAAGTTTTCACCCGAGCCGTCGCCGTTGAGGATCTGACCCTCCTCGGCCTCAGCAACATCCTGGCGCAGCTCGTCGTTGATCAGACCTTCGAGCTGGGCCACATCGGCGAGGGCACGCTTGGTGACCGGCACCCACTCGGCGATGGTCTTGACCGTGGTGGTCACGACCTCGAACGCCCAGGAGCCCTCGGGCTTGTAGCCGCCGCCGGCCGCGTTGACCAGGCTTGCGCCGGCCGCCAGGGCGTCGCCGTCCAGGGCGGGCAGCGTCGGCGCCGCCGAGCTGGTCGCCTCGGCGACGACCGCCGCGGAATTGGTGTGGCTGGTCTCCTTGACGTACTCCACCGCATCAGAAGCGGTGCGCCGGTTGGACACCAGGTTGCGGATCGTCAGCGCCTTGCGGCCCAGCATCTCCACGATGTCGGTGCGCTCGTTGACGACGAACGCGCCCGCGCTGGTGGAGCTGGCGCCGGTGAACAGGCTCTTGACGGCGATCGGGTTGGACTGCACCCGACCCTTGGCCGGGATGCGGCCATCCGGGTACTGGCCCAGCAGGGACTTGAACTCCGGGGACTCGACCACCGTCAGTCCGAGGCTGCGCATCCGCGCCTTGACCTCGGGCTGCTCGGCCACGCCGACGCTGTCGGCGAACTCGCGGGCCTGGGCGATGATGGCCTCATCGGCCTTGACCGCCTTGATGGCGTCCAGGGTCTCGCCGAGGGTCTTCATCGCCGGCTCGTAGATGGCCCGCTCGTCGTCGGTCATGTCCCGGTTCTCGTCGGCGGCCTTCTCGGCCACCTCGCGCGCCGCCTTCGATGCGGCGTCGGCGCGCTCCTTGAGCATCGTAAGACGATTACTCATTGCACTCTCCTATCTGAGTGTTTTAGGGGGTGGCGATCTCGGCCTGGATTTGGCCGTAGATCGCGTGGATGAGCGCCGAGCGGTCGACGGACGACGCCGTGATGGCCTCACGCGGCAGCTCCTCGGACCCGTCGGCTTTAACCTCCGGGTCGTCGTCCACCTGGCGAGACGGGCACGGCTCGCTGGCCTTCTGCTCGTCGGATGTGCCGTCGAGAGCCGTCAGCACCGCACCGAGAGACTCGTATGCGGTGCGGATCGCGTTCTCGTTCTTGGCCGACAGCACGCGGCCAGCTTTGATGTTCCCCGCCATCCGCTCGGCGAGGTCGGCGGCCTGCTTCACCGCCAGGATCTCGGTCTCCTGATTCGCCCCCACCGTCACCACCGACACCTCGTACAGCTTGAGGTCCCGCAGCTCGTAGACGTCGTCCTCGTCATCACCTTTGACCATCGCCCCGTCGAGCACGTCGTAGGCGAAGCTCATCTGGTTGATGCGGCGGCCCTTGAGCATCCGGTAGGTCTGCTTGGCCTTCGGGTTCTCCAAGTCGAGCTGGGCGGTGACCTTCAGCCCGACCTCGTCCTCTTCGGCGGAGACGAGGTGGCCGATGTTGTAGTCCGGGTCGCTCATGTTGTGCCCGAACAGCAGCGGGATGGGGTTGCCGGACTTCTCCCAGCGGGCCAGGTCGTTGGCGAACGCGCCCGGGGCGACCACATCGCCGTAGGAGTCGACGTTGCCGAACACGCTGGCGTAGGCGGTGAACTGGCCCTCGGCCAGCCCGTCGTCGGGTCCGGCCTTCAGGTCGATCGCGGGCTGGTTCTTGGTCAGCATCAGATCTCCTCGTGCTAGGCCGGCGGCTCGTCAGCCGGCGCGGCCGGGATGGGCTCGTCGTCACCGTTGGCGGTGACGTTGAGCGGTCGGATGAGGTCGTCCCCGCCGTCGACCGGCGGGCGGTTGTCCAGGGCGCGGGCCTCGTTGACGGTCATCACCGGCCCGCCCACCGCCTTCGAGATCGCCTCGGCGCGTTCCTCGAACGAACCGGTCAGCTTCTCCCGCAGGTTGAACTCGACGTAGAACCGGTCGGCGTCGGGCTCGAAGTCGGGCAGCAGCTGCAGCGCGATCTCCTCGGAGATCATCGACAGCCACGGCCCCAGCGTGTCCTGGTACAACATCTTGTGCTGCTCGGTGATGTTGGAGAACGTGGCGTGGTCGAGGATGCCCAGCATCGGCGGCGGCACGAAATACGCGGCGGCCACTTCCTCGCGGGTCAACTTGCGGGCCTCGATGTACTGCAAATCCTTCGCGGTCTGGCTGACCGGCTTAAAGGTCATGCCGTCCTCGAGGATCGGGGTGCCGCCCGCGCCCGGCCCCGACCCGGCGTACTGGGCTTGCCAGGCGGTGCGGAACCGCTCCCGGGCCACCTCCGACCACTCCGGGGCGTCCTTCGGGCGCTCCAGATAGCCCGACATCCGCGCCCCGTTGCGCATCACCTGCTCACGCATCTCGGTGGCGGCGAACTCCTCCCGCAGGGTGCGGCGCAAAGCCTCCAAAGGGCTGATCCCGGAATCCTTATCGAGGCCATAGCCGCGGAAATACACCATCTGATCGGCCGGAACCACCCGCACACCGGAGTTGCCGTCGATCTTGAACCCCGCCGGGGTCAACCAGTCATCCCCGTCGATAGTCACGATCTGCGGCGGAATCCGCACCAACCCCACCGACTGATCCCCACCGAACCGGGTTTTCAACCAGTAGGCGTTGTCGTAGATAGCGAAATCATGTACCAGGGCGTTGATGAACCGGTAGCGGGTCGTCCACGGGTTCGGCCGGCGCAGCAACCGGGCCAAAGGGTGATCCTGCAGCCGCTGACGGTCAGCATCCCCCACCCGCTCGAACAGATGCAAACCGAGCTGGGCGATGTTGCGGGCCAGGAACGTCACCACCGTGCGCACCGACTCCTGGGTGCGCCAGATCGTGGCGTAATCCGCCGAATACGTGGAGGACAGCAGGATTCGGGACGGGGTGGTGATGCGGTGGCGCGACAGGGCTTCTATCGAGCCGGCGGTGGCGACGAAGGGCACCTAGCACCGCCTCTCAAACGTTGCACGAAGTCAATGTTCGTGCGTTCGATGAGCACCTCGCCGTCGGCGGGTGCCGGATCAGATCCTGGGGAGTGCACCGTCGCGCCGCGCAGGATCACCGCGCGGCCGTTCTCCCATGCGCACACACCCGACACCGCGTTACCGGAGACCAGGTTGACCACCACCGAGGCGCCGACGATCTTGAGCTGGGAGCTAAACAACGAGCAGTCCTTTGTCCTCGTAGGCTGAGCGGCGCAGCGGGGCGGCGGTCTCCGTCGCCCACACCGCACCGATGAACGCCTTCAACGGGGCGGCGTCGGTCGGGCTGGACGCCAAGTCGATCACCCACGCACCCTGGGAAAGCACCTTCACCGACGCCGAGGTGGCCGCAGCGTCCAAACCCGGGTGGGCCAGATGCCGGATGCGGCGCTTGTCCAGCCGGTCGAACACGATCCCGGTCGCCGAGCCCAGATCCGGGCCGGCCCAGGCGATCACCGGCAGGTTCGCCGGCGCGCCCTCGGCGGTGACCGCGTTGGCGATGTCGTCGATCAGGGAAGTCTCCGGGGCGCCGTTGGACTGAATCACAATCCCTGAATAGCTGTCGCGGTTGTCGATCAGCCACGGGATCACCCAGTCAGTGCCCGCACGGTCGGCGGCGATACCGGCCACCGGGTTGCCGTCGGCGTCCCGAGCGGCGCGGGCGATGTAACACTTGCCGCGATTCCATGACACGGCCAAACACACGAAGCGGGGGGTGTCCTGCGCGGGTCTGGCGTCGTTGTCCAAGGTTTCCCGCCACGAACCCTCGGGGAACGGGCCGGACTCGGCCATCGACACCCACCGGCACAACACCTCGATCTCGAACTGGCTCGGCGGGTTGGTGCGCAACGCCGCCGCGATCGCCCGCTCCGTCACACAGTTCTCGACGATGTCGGTGTGATTCATCGACGGGTTGGCCTGCGCCCACGCCCCCCGGTCGGTGCGCTTCGCCGACGGGGACGCCGACCACTCGAACCAGCCCAGCACCTGCTCGTCGGCGGTCTGATCCAGATACTCCTGCATCTCCTCATCAAGGCCTTCGAGGATCTCGGCGTCGCCGTCACCATCCGGCCAGCCCAGCTCGCGGTGGGCCTGGGCGCGCAAATACCGCAGCACCGTCGACAGCGCGTCCCCGGCGTTGGAGAACGCCCACGCCTGCGCCTTCGGGCGGGCGTTCATCGTGTTTGTCACTGCTGACCACGAATCCCACGTCTGATGCTCGCGCAGCTCATCCAGCAGGATCAGGTCACCGGAGAATCCGCGGCCGCCGCGGCGGGACGCCGCAGCCACCCGGTACTGGCAGCCGGTCACCAGCCGCATCACCTTGGGATGGCCCAACGACACTTTCTCGATCAGCTCTTCGAGTTCCTCGTCGGACTGCGCCCACTCCACCGCTTCGGCCCACGCTTTCTCGGCGTTGGCCAGATCCTGGGCGGTGCCGATCACCGTCGGGCTGTCGAGGGCGTAGATGTGCCACAGCGCCAGGATCAGCATCAGCAGGGTCTTGCCATTCTGCCGGGCCACGTTGACCACCACGAACCGGTAGCGGTAGGCGCCGGTCTCATCCAGCTCCAGGGCGTGGATCAGCAGCCACCGCTGCCACGGGAACAGATTGACCCCGAGCACATCCTCGGCGAACGCGATCGCCGCAAACCCGTGCGTCGTCTCCGGGGTCAACTCACGCTTCGGCGGGGTAAAGATCCGCGGCTGCTCACAGCCAACAATCACCCGGTCGCCTTCGCAGACGAAGTCATCGACCGCACCGAGGCCAGCTTCGACCGGCGGGCATCCGCGCCACGCCGCAGCTTGTCCAACGTCTCCGACAGCCGATGCGCGGCACTGGGGTGCTGGGCGATCGCCAACGGCGAATCCAACACCCGCGCCAACGCGATGGCCACCTCGACCAAACCCTGCCGGGTCGCGGCCGTCGATAATCCGCCAATTTCAGCCAAGACGCCGGCCTCGACCCGGCCCGGCTCATGCTCGGCCGGCGCCGACGCAGTCGGCAGCGCAGTGACCGTCGCCCGAGACGGTTTGGTGTGCTTGGCGGCCAGCATCTTCTGCCGGCGCGCCTTGTCGTAGTCGCGGCTGGCCTGCTTGCACTCATCGCAGCGGCAGCCGGTGTTGTAGCGGGTGCGGGTGCCGTGTTGGGACGCCATCAGCGGCCCTCCTCCGGTCCTAACTGTGGAAATCGAGTGATGTTTGCCAAAGTTCCCA